CTAATTACACAAGAGGAAAAACCACTAAACCGGTTTTGGAGAAAACCAACGCAGGACTGCCAGAGGGGCTGTTTAAACGGTTCCAAGAGGAAGTGGAAGGATTACGCAAGGAACACCCTAACGACCTAAATAGCTATATTAGAGACGTTAAGGACTGTGATAAGAAGAAAGCTAACAAAGTCCAAAACGCCATCAATCAATGTTATTTAGAGAAGGCTGCTCTAACGCCTTTGAAAACCATCCAAATGGAAGGGGTACTGTCACGGGATCTATTCAGCAAGATTGCTAGTTATGTTTTCAATCATTATGACTGGCCCGATAAGCTGGATGACGATGCTGACCGCATCATGCTTGAATACCGAACTAAAGGCAAGACAGGCAGGGATAAAATTACGGTCAGAAAAGCCCTATATAAAGCCTACATGTTAGGCGTGTAGCTAGAACGGTCTATGAGGGTTCGACTCCCTTGCTAGCTATTGTCTGTCAACACTAAAAATAAAAAATGAAGCTAAAAAATGAATATAGATTTTTAGTGGCTTGAACACTTTTTCAACACCGGGCAAGCTGACAGACCTTGCTCAAACAAAACCCAGCAAATTTAAGAAAAAAGGATGTGAAACAACCCTCTTTCTTATTGATGTCGCATTACTAATCAAAAGCCAAAGACCTTGCTGGTGTCGATGGCTAGGAAGGAGGCGATAAAAAGCCCGAGAACAAATACACTTATCTTTTCATAAATCTCTTAATGTTTCTAGGGCTAAAATAAAAAAGACCGACACAATGGCCGGCACTCTTTGAAAGTCAACACTACTATTATACCAAAGAGGATAGAACAATGCTATTGCCGGAAATTGATGAGAAAGCAACTATCAGAGGTTGCAAGCGAAAACTTCGAGAATATCCAAGATGGCGAGAGATAGCACACGATAGCGCTGAGCAGAAGATTACACAAGAGTTCACTTTTATGCCCAGAGGTGGCAGCGGGGTGAGCAGACCAGTGGAGAACATCGCAGTTAGGCGTGTTGATGCTATGAACGAGCTAGAAGCCATAGAGCAAGCAGTTAGCGGGCTATATCGTCCAGACTATCGCAGAATACTGATAGAGAAATATCTGGCATACCCACCGAAACCAAACTGGCAAATCGCCCAAGCAATAGGATTCGAAAGGACAGCCTTTCAAGGATTGCTAAATAATGCTATCCTAGCGTTTGCAGAATTGTATAGAGATGGCAAATTAGTTGTGGAACGTTGAAATAACGGTATTTTGACGGTTAATTCACGGTGTCTAACAACTGTTTGAAGTGGTATTATTATATTATCGAAGAAAATTCAGAGACGGCTCACTTTGTGGGTTGTCTTTTTATCATGCAATGAAGGAGGTGGACATATTGGGCTAAATCAACGACAGAAATTATTTGCTAGCGAGTATATCAAGCTAGGCAATGCAACACAAGCTGCTATCAATGCTGGATATAGCGAAAAGACGGCGGGACGTATCGCTGGGCAAAACTTGAAAAAACTTGAAATTAAGAGCTATATCGATGCCGAAGTTGAGAAAATGCACAGCGAGAACATCATGGATGCTAAAGAAGCCTTGTCCATCCTATCCGACATTGCTAGAGGGAAACGAGACGAAGAAGTCTTGATGATGAATCCCTTGACCGGTGAAGTTGAACGGGTGACTAAGAAAGCTGATAATAACACGGTTATCAAAGCAATTACTGAAATCTTGAAACGCTATCCAACAGCTAAGCAGGCTGAGAAATTGCAACTTGAGATTGAGAAACTCAAATCTCAAATCGGTGGTGATGAAGGACAGGATGAGAAAATCGCTGGTTTCCTCGATATCATTAAAGGAGCTGTAAGCGATGGACTTGAGTAAGCTCTATACAAAACGGCAACTAGACGTATTGCACTACATCTGGAATCACGATTGGTTTATATGTGGACTCCACGGTGCTAAACGTGCAGGCAAGACCGTGGTTAATAATGATACGTTTGTAACCGAATTAAGCCGTGTCAGAAAGATTGCTGATCGTTTAGGTGTGGATGAGCCCATCTATATCTTAGCGGGTACATCGTCAACGGCAATACAAAATAACGTGCTGCAAGAGCTTTATAATAAATACGGTTTCGAGCCTAAGTATGACAAGCATGGATCTTTTGTATTTTGCGGTGTAAAGGTTGTGCAAGTCTACACTGGCTCTATATCTGGACTTAAGCGTGCCCGTGGTTTTACGGCATTCGGGGCTTATGTCAACGAGGCGTCGCTAGCGAACGAGATTGTTTTTAAAGAAATCATCTCACGTTGTTCCGGTGAGGGTGCTCGTGTCGTTTGGGATAGCAACCCAGACAATCCTAATCATTGGCTGAATCGAGATTATATTGGTAAGAATGACGGTAAGATTATAGATTTCAGCTTCAAGCTTGATGATAACACCTTTCTGTCAAAGCGCTACATTGACTCTATCAAGGCAGCAACACCTAAAGGTAAGTTCTATGACCGGGATATTTTAGGCAAGTGGACTGTTGCTGAAGGCGCTATCTATGCTGATTATGACACCGAGATTCATGTAGTCGATGAATTGCCAGATATGAGGCGCTACTTTGGTGGGATTGACTGGGGGTATACTCACTATGGATCTATTGTGATTGTCGGTGAAGGTGTGGATGGCAACTACTACCTTATCGATGGCGTAGCAGCGCAATTCAAAGAGATAGATTGGTGGGTAGAGCAAGCTAGGAAACTGACTAATATCTATGGAAACATTCCATTCTATGCCGATAGTGCCCGTCCAGAGCACGTAGCACGATTTGACAATGAGGGTTTTGATATCAGTAATGCTAATAAGTCAGTGATTGCTGGCATCGAACTTATCGCTAAGCTGTTCAAAGAACAAAGATTATACGTTAAGCGAGACTTCGTGCCCCGTTTTTTTGATGAGATATTCCAGTATCGATGGAAAGAGAACAGCACAAGAGATGAGCCGTTAAAAGAGTTTGATGACGTGCTGGATAGTGTGAGATATGCTCTCTATTCAGACTATGTTGTTAACAGCACAGAGCGAGCAAGCTATGACGATTTGATAGATATGTTTAGTTGAAGGAGGAAAAATGGAACAGACAGAATTTGTCGATAGTACCGGACAACCGCATGTTTTAAATCTGCGATTCCATCGAGAATCACGCACAAAATATCGTGCTAAAAGTGTTGATGATTTAAAAAAAGATAACTGGGCATTGCTCAAGAATTTTATTAACCATCACAAATTGCGTCAACGTCCAAGAGTTCAGGAGTTGTTTGATTATGCCAGAGGGGATAATCACAGCGTTCTCGAAGCTGGAAGGCGCAAGGATAAAGAGATGTCTGACAAGCGTGCCGTCCACAATTATGGGCGCATGATTAGCAAGTTTAAGACGGGATATCTAGCTGGGAATCCTATTCGGGTTGAATATGACGATAGTGTCAGCGGTTCGCAAAACGACGAAGCTATTAAGGAAATTGGACGAAACAATGACATTGATACGTTGAACCGCAATCTTATCCGGGATTTGTCACAAGTTGGGCGTGCTTACGAGCTGATTTATCGAAGTGAGGACGACCAGACACGAATTAAACAGTTAAGCCCTCTTAATACGTTTATTATTTATGACAATTCGCTTGAAGACAATTCATTAGTAGCAGTTAGATACTACAGTGCTGATTTATTCTCTGACGCACATCAAACCGTTGAAGTGTATACCTCATCAAATATTCACGTATTGGATTACTCAGAAGATCTAAAAGAGGTTTCTGTCACTGCTCACGCTTTTGGCACAGTTCCAATCACGGAGTATTTGAACAACACTGATGGCATTGGCGATTATGAAACCGAACTTTATTTAATCGACTTATATGATTCAGCTGAATCTGACACGGCCAATCACATGTCCGACATGGCTGACGCAATCCTTGCCATCTATGGCGATATGCGATTGCCTGCAAATATGAAACCTGAAGACATGAAAGCTAAACGCTTAATGCAATTGGTTCCACCGAAGGCTGCGGATGGCAAGGAAGGGACGGTTAAGGCTGAATATCTAACTAAGTCTTACGATGTGTCTGGTGTCGAAGCGTACAAGACAAGACTGGACAAAGATATCCACACTTTCACTAACACTCCCGACATGGCCGATGAGAACTTTTCAGGCAACACGTCCGGCGAGGCAATGAAGTACAAACTGTTCGGGCTTGACCAAGACCGCATTGAGACTCAATCGCAATTTACAAAAGGTTTGAAGCGTCGCTATCGCTTGGCTAGTCGTGTGGGTGAGTTGGTAAAAGAATTCAAAGCGTTTGATGAAAATTTCTTGAGAATAACATTCACGCCAAATTTGCCAAAATCACTATCCGAGCAAGTATCTATTTTGACTGGCCTTGGTGGTCAAGTGTCACAAGAAACTGCTCTTAGCTTATCTGGTTTGGTAGAGAGCCCAGCTGAAGAACTCGACAGAGTGGATAAAGAGGCATCTAAAATCGATTTTAAGGGGTATTCTAGCGAGTTTAACGGGCAAGTAGGTAACTATACCGACGACGACGAAGAAGAAACGCATACGAGCGATTCTGTGAGGTCTGATGAATGACATACTGGTCAGAACGTGCTCAGAAAGAACGAGAAGCGAGCAATAAAAAGGGTGAAGCTGAGTTTAAGAAAGAACTTGAAGCACTATATAATTTGCAACTTTCACAGTTGCGAAAAGAACTAGATGCTTATATCCAAAATTTCGCTGACAAAAACGGATTAACCGCTAGTGATGCGAAACGAAGAGCAGACAGTTTTGATATCAAGGCTTTTGAAGCCAAAGCCAAACAGTATGTAGCTGACAAAGATTTTAGTCCGGAGGCAAACAAGGAGCTCCGAGACTACAACTTTTCTATGTCTGTTGGCCGTCAAGAACTTCTTATCCAAGAGTTAGAACTCGAACTATTGGTTTTATCTGAAGGCGAACGTCAATTGACCAATGACTATCTGACTAATGGATATAAGAGCGAAATTGTAAGAGGAAGCCTGCTTGATCAGACGGTGCCTAACAAGAAAACACTTGAAAAGTACATGACGACGGCTGTTAACGCTAATTTCGAAGGCGCTAAATGGTCGGAGCGTATCTGGAAGAGACAGGAACAGTTGCGCAATTTGGTTAAAACGGAAGTGACTAGGGCACTCATTCGAGGAGAGAACGGTATAACCATCGCTCAGAGAATCCGCAAATACATGGATGTCTCTCGCACTGACGCTGAACGACTGGCAATCACGGAACATGCTAGAGTTCAGACGCTAGCTCAGCAAGATATCATGAAAGAGAATGGGTTTGAGTATTTCAAACTCATGCCAGAATCGAGAGCTTGCGATTATTGCAAACAAGTTGGCCGTGATACCGAGAGGGAACCTGTTCCAATTGACAAGATGGAGAGTGGGCTAAACGCTCCGCCTATGCATCCGTACTGTCGTTGTGCGGTTGCCGAAGTGTATGTGGAAGATGGTATGACTAGACTTTATCGAAACAAAGATAGCAATAAGCGTAGACCTATCAATATAGTTAGGCAAAACCATTTAACCAAAGATTTTAGAAAGCGTGGCGGTGTTGTCTGGCAGGACGATGAAGCAGAACGTTATCTAAAATCTCAAAAAGCTGCTGCGATGAACCTAAATGCAGAAATAATCGTTTTGCAAAAAAAGGCGACGATTTCCGAGGTATTGGAGGAACTCTACCACGCTGAACAATGGAAAGATGGGCGTCTAGTTGACGAGCCGGTTTCAAAAATCAAAGCAGAGATAGAGGCGCAGAATTATTTACTTTCTGTATCAAAGAGGTATAATATACCTAGAAATGAGATTGAACAGACTAGAAACAACTTAAAATATTGGAAGGAGGAGTTGAAAAAATATGAAAATTAAAGCGATTACTCAAGCCCCGTTTGGGACTATTGTAAGTTTAGATAAGCCGATTTCTGGTGCGCTTGGCGGTCTGTTAACAACGGATGACACCGTCTTTCATAAAATAAAAGGCACTCCATCTGATATCTGGACTGAACTTTTGATCAACAAGACAGATTTGTTGAAAGTTGGCCAAGAAGTAAAAGTTGTCTTAGAAGGTAAATCAGATTAATGAAATAAATAAAAAAGTCGTAGCAATACGGCTTTTTCTTATGCGTTGATAGCCGTGCTAGCCAAGGGGCTTGGGGGTTCGATGCCTCGTCAGCGCATAGGGCTAATTTAAGCCCTAAATAAACAATACTAGCGTGGCTCGTGGGTAAACACCCTAGACAAGACTAGAGAGGGCGTAGCTAGCCCTTATCGTGGCTTAGAAAGGGGTGCTCTTTACGAGACTAGGTAGGAGGAAACTATGGAACAAGATAACACTATCGAGACTAACGGACAACAAGAGAGTCGCCAAGACCAAGGGCAAGGGAGCAACCCAACCCCTGCGAGCGACTTCAAAGCGCCTGGTTCTCAATCTGAATTAGATAGCATGATTAACAAAGCGGTACAGACTGCTTTGAGTAACAGAGACAAGGGTGAACAAGAGCGTACAGCTCAAGCAGTAGCCGATGCTTTACAGAAAGAAAAAGATTATGCCAATCTATCAGCTCAAGATAGAGCTAAAAAAGAGTTCGAGGATCAGCAAAGGAGCTTTGAGAAGGAACGTGCTGCTTTCGAGCATGAAAAGCTTGTTGTTGCTGTTGAGAAAGATTTGGTAGCCAAAGGCTTACCTAGCGCATTGGCTGAGACATTTGCAATGGCTGGCAACGCTGAGAATGCACTTAAAGCAGTGACTGAGTTCGAAACAGTATTTAATAATGCTGTTGCGGAAGAAGTTAAAAAAACCGTCCGACAAAATGCACCCCAAGCATCAGCGGATGGCATTTCTAACACAGACAATTACGGTTCTCGCTTGGCTCAAAAAGCTGTCCGTTCGTCAGGTAAGATTATCTAGCCAACAATTAGAAAGGATATTTCATGTCAGTAAAAAAAGTATTTGACACAAGTAACATTCTACGTTCTTTGCCTTACAAAGCTGTCACTGCCACAGTTGATAAAAGTTTTGCTGGGGTTGACGTAGACGGTAAGAAGTACATCAAAGCTGGTACTTTGGTGGCTGGTAAAGGTGGGTCAATTTTCGACGACCGCTCTAAGCCAGTAGAGGAAAACAAAACAGCACCAGAAGGAATCGTTCTATACGATGCAGACTTGTCTGTTGATAAAACAGTGTCTGTTTTGTACGCTGGTGAGGTTTGGAAAGAAGCGGTTAACGGTGGTACAGTTGACGACGCTATTAAAACAGCGTTGCCACTCGTTAAATTTATTGCAGGAAAAGGAGGCAATGCTTAATGGGCCTTATTTATGACACGGTAACAGCATCTAATATCGCTGGATATTTCAACACATCGCAATTAAACGTGGATTCCACGCTTGGGGAACGCATTTTCCCTGCACGCAAACAACTTGGAACTAAATTATCTTACATCAAGGGCTCTTCAGGGCGTGCGGTTGTCTTGAAGCCAGCAGCATTCGATACTAATGTCACTATCCGTGAACGTGTGGGTGCTGAAATCCATGACGAACAAATGCCATTTTTCAAAGAAGCTATGTTAGTCAAAGAAGCTGACCGTCAACAGCTCAACTTAATCGCTGGATCTAACAACACTGGTTTGATTGAGACTGTCACACAAGGCATTTTCAACGACGAAATGACACTTATCCAAGGTGCCCGTGCTCGTTTGGAATCTATGCGCATGCAAGCTCTCGCAACCGGTAAGATTGCGTTTGTCAATGAAGGAAAAAACGTCGACATTGACTATGGCGTCAAAGACGACCACAAGAAGACAGTCGCTAAAGACTGGACACAAGCAACGGCAACACCTCTTGCGGATCTTGAAGAAGCAATCGAAACAGCTCAAAGCCTTGGCTTGATGCCAGAGATTGCTATCATGAATGCCAAAACATTTAGCTTGATTCGCAAATCAGAATCTACAGTCAAAATCATCAAACCTCTTGCAGCTTCAGGGACAACAGTTACCAAAGCCGAGGTTGAAGCGTATATTTTGGATAATTACGGTGTTACAGTTCTTTTGGAAAACGGCACATACCGAAATGACAAAGGAGAAATTAGCAAATTCTATCCAGACGGTCATTTGACTTTGGTTCCAAACGGTTCATTGGGTTCTACTGTTTTCGGTACAACTCCAGAAGAATCTGATTTGCAGTCTGGTGACACCCCAGGGGCACAAGTTGAAGTGGTTGACCAAGGTATTGCGATTACGACCACTAAAACAACTGATCCAGTCAACGTCCAAACCAAAGTATCAATGATTGCGTTGCCTTCGTTCGAACGTTTGGATGATTGCTATATGCTTACTGTTATTCCAGTAGCTTGATTTTGGTAGGAGGTAGCTATGACTAAAGTTTTAAAAGCGTTTCAGGATAAAACCGACGGCATTATTTACTATGCCGGTGACGATTATGCTGGTGAACGTGTCGAAGAACTTGCCGAAGCAGGTTTCCTTGACTCTGAAACTGAAGAGAAACCCAAAAAAGCAAGTCGCAAAAAAACAACAGATAACACTGAAGAGTAAGGAGGTCTAGCATGGCTGAATTAGATCGAGAAAAGGTCCTAGATAATGTCATGCTGGACCTTGAGATTTCAAAAGATGACGACGATAGCATTGACCTCTTGAGAGTATTGCTAAACAGAGTAATTAGTCATTTCAAAGCAGAATATGCCGTTGTCAATATTGACGATGGTTTTTCTTTTATCTTCGAAGATTGCGTTATTAAACGCTTCAATCGTCGAGGAGCTGAAGGAGCTAAAGCCGAGACGGTAGATGGTCACTCAATGTCTTATTACGACAATGAGAATGAATTCAAGCCGTATGACGATATGCTTCAAAGAACATTCGGGACCTCTGGACAATCGAAGGAAGGGAGCGTGTTGTTTCTATGAGATACACAGATACAGTGATACTCAAATATCAAAACGATAAGACGCCGAAACGATACGACCCTACCCTCGGTCGTATGGTCGGAGGGGAAGACTGGTGCAAAGAAGTTAAGTGTAACGTGACTGGTGCAAGCTTAGACCTTCAAGCTAAGCTGGGAGGTTTGCTAAATGCTACGAGCTTGGTTGTTCGTTTCAGAAGCCCTGTGACAGTATCCGTGACTTCCGTTGAATATCGTGGTAGCAAATACATTCCGGTAACTGCTAGAGGATATCTAGCTGGAAGAAGTGTTTTATACGTTAATAAGGCGGTGAAGTAATATGGCTACGCTTACGTTTTATGGGCTAGATGAAATGAGCCAATCTTTGTTGAAAAACGCCAATCCAGAACGACGTCAACGAGTTTTAAAAAAATACGGCAGTAAATTAAAAGAGAACGCAATTAGCAAGGCAGAGTTCAAAGGTAAATACACCCACGGAACTACACGGCAGTCAATTACTCTTACGGTTGGTGGTGACAGGGCTGTCGTAAAAGCGCACACAAAATATTCTGGGTACCTCGAAGTAGGCACTCGGAAGATGGCAGCACAGCCTTTTATGGCTCCTGCGTTAGAAGCGACTGTCCCTGGAATGGTCGAGGAATTAGCTAAATGGGAGTAGACATGAAACAACCAGACCAATTACTACATGACGAACTCTTTCGAATTAGTGAGGGACTCGGTTTCACTACTTACCCTTATCTTCCGTCAGACAGTGCATCTTATCCATTTGTGGTCATGGGCGAGATCCAAACATTACCCAGAGCTACAAAGTCACGCTTGATAGGTCGCTTGTCGTCAACCGTCCATGTTTGGGGACGAGTAGATGACCGCAAGCAGTTATCTGATATAGCTGGGCAGTTATTGTCCAGCTATTTTGCTATCAAAAATATCGATGGGATGCACTTCTCGGCGGAAGTCAATGAGTCGTCAATTGATTCTAACCGTGATAACAGCACTGACGAAGAGCTTTATCACTTCATTATTTATTTATTTTACAAATTTTACTAAGGAGGAAAAGCATGGCTGATACAAATGTAAAAGAAGCACAGCTAGGTAAGAATAAAATCTTGATGTTCCGTAAATACGGGGACACGAAAGCAGCAGCTAAATTGGCACTGCAAACAGAACATAAGTGGGAGTATTCCCGTGATGCGGACACCACTAAAACTAAAGACGGTGCGGTTGTTGCTGATGGTGGTCTAGAAACAACCTTGTCAATCAACGCAATCGGGACTAAGGATGAAGTCAACGAAATGTTGAAACAGTCGGTAGTTGATGGATTCAAGGTCGAAGTTTGGGAAATTGATCTAACTGATAAGAAAACAAATGGCAAATTCGGCGCACTCTATGCAATCGGCCGCTTGTCTTCATGGGAAGTCCCAGCGAATGTTGAAGAGCTCGTAGAGATTGAATCTGAGATGTCTGTTGAAGGTAAGCCACAAGCTGGTGAAGCAACTTTGTCTGACGAGCAAATCAGAGAGATCCAATATACTTTCCAAGACACTACTGCTATCACTGGACATTGATAATTAAAACAGTTAGCGAGGGTTTCCCTCGCTTTTTATTTTTGAAAGGAAATTTAAAACATGAACACTATCACAATTAATGACAAAGACTATACTTTGAATTTTGGATTTGACTTCTTGCGAGTGCTCGACGAGCGTTATTCAATCAACCAAAACGGTGTAGCGTTCGGGTTTGGTGTACAACACGCAGTGGTTGATTTGCAACAAAAGAACCCACTTGTTCTGCTAGACCTCATTCAAGCTGGAACTGCTACAGAACGCCAAAAACCATCTGTAGAGGGTATTGAGCGTTTTGTTGAACGTGAGGCTGAAAATGGGCGATTGGATAACTTGTTCGAGGATTTTTTCTCGCAATTGCAGAAGCAACCATTGACACGAGAAACAGCCAAACGAATGTTAGAGGCTCAAGAAGAAGCTTAGAAAACGTCAAGAGCTCAAGAGAGACTTACGAAGATTTAGTTACCAATTGCATGGCTAGATACGGGACGACACTTTTAGAAGCCAGACGAATGACTCTAAATGAGTTGAGACTGTATCAAAAAGCTTATGCGAAAAGGTTTATTCAAGAAGAGAAGAAACTTTATTTGCAAGCCTTCTTGAACCGCAGTGTCAAGGCTACGAGCAAGGGCGGTAAGAAGTATGTCTTTAAGGAATTCAAAGACTTTTATGACGAAGAACGTCGTGAAAAAGAACTTCTCGGGGATCATGAAAAAGACAATAGGCATCTTATCCAGATAGCTAGACGAAATTTGGCGTTCAAAAGAGAGGAGGGGTTGTTAGATGGCTGATAAAACATTCAATGTAAGGGCAATACTGTCAGCACAAGATAACGGCTTATCTAGCGCCCTGAAAAACGCTCAAAAGCAAGCTGAATCACTTGGCAAGAGTAGCAAGGGGCTAGGCTCGATGTTTAAAAGTGTGCTCGGTGCTAACCTTGTTAGTGCTGGGATTACCAAAGGTATCGGTGCTATAACAAGTGGTATCGGTGGTATGATGACCGAGCTTAACAACTCAACGAAGGCTTGGAAAACATTCGATGGGAGCTTAAGCCAGCTAGGTTGGGGGCAAACAGAAATTGCGTCGGCTAAAAAGGCTATGCAAGACTATGCAACACAGACAATCTATTCTGCCTCTGACATGGGTACTACGTTCTCTCAGATGGCCGCAATCGGTCGTAGCGATGCTGGAGACTTGGTAAAAGCTATGGGTGGTCTTGCCGCTTCTGCTGAAAATCCTAAACAGGCAATGAAGACACTGAGCCAACAAATGGTTCAAGCGATGACTAAGCCTAAGATCCAATGGCAAGACTTCAAGCTGATGATGGAACAGTCACCAGCAGGTATGGCTGCCGTCGCTAGAGAGATGGGAATGTCTCTTGATGACCTTGTAAGCAAAATCCAAAACGGTGAAATTAAGACTGAAGACTTTGCAGAGGCCTTTAAACGAGCAGGCGATTCCATGCAGAGTTTGGCCACTAGGTACAAATCTGTAGACGAAGCCGTTGACGGGCTCTACGAAACGGTCTCAACCAAATTGCAACCAGTTTTTGAACAACTTAGTAACAAGGCAATTAGAGGAATCGAGGGTATCATTGATGCTCTTGGCAAAATTGATGAACAATCTGTCAAGAAGTTCGCAAACGGTCTTGATAAAGTAATCGACCAGGTTGTAAAAGGGGTCAGTCAAACCGTTCAATCGTTTTGGAAAGGCTTTAGCAACACAGGAGCCATCAAGGGTTTAGCAAATGCGTTTAAGTATGTTTCTACTCAAGCTAAAACAGCGATAAAAGCCATAGATTTCAAGGGCATATTCCAAGGGCTAGGCACTGGCATTGGCGACATTGTTAGTGGGCTATCAAGAGGTTTAACTATTGCTACTAGGTCTGTTAAGAGCTTCATCAGCTCATTCTCGGACACTGGCGCATTCAAAGCTTTTAAATCAGCAATAGAAGACACTTGGGGAGCTGTTAAAACCATTGGTTCGTCAATCGGTGATGTGTTTAACAGTGCTGAAATGCAAACAGTCATCTCAGCGCTAGGGACAGCGTTTGGAACATTAACAAAATGGATATCTCAAGCTGTTTCAGCGGTATCTAAGTTTGTAAGTTCTATTCCTAAAGGCGTGCTCAATGGCATCACTAGTGGCATTTTGGCCATGGTGGCAGGTTTCATGACTGCCAAGGCTGGACTTTCAGTGTTCGATACTGCTATGCGAGGTCTGAACTGGATTAAGTCATTTAATCCGTTTAGTGCCTTTAAAAATAAAGCCACTGAGGGGCTTAACGGAGCTACAAACAGCGTTAAACGTTCTAAGTCAACGATTACTCAGCTATTCAGTGGGATATCCAATGTAATCAAATCATCCGGAAACGCAATCAAAGGAATCTTGACAGCTATATTCAAAGGTATAGCTGAAACTTACAAAGGTTTCGGGCAAGGTCTAAAATTCGCCTTGCAAGGTCTCAAGGGGTTAAGTTCGGCTCAGATATTATCGTTTGCGACTGGTGTCGCTATCGCAGCAGTCGGAATTGGTGCAGGTATTGCCATTATCGTTGCTTCATTTACGCTATTAGCCACTCAATCCCAAGGTGTTTCGCAAATCCTAAATGCTCTAGGTTCAGCATTTAGCACTGTTGTGCAAGGCATTGGCAAGGCAGCTGGAACAGTAATTGAAGCGTTTGGCACTGCATTTGGTATCGTTATCAAAGCTGTTGGTGAAGCCGCACCGGGGCTTGCCAAACTTTCACCGCTGGTTGAAGCTATCGGCACTGCTATTGGCAATGCGGCACCAGCCATCACGGCATTTGGTAACGCTTGGACTTCCGTTCTAGGAACATTGCCAGCTATCATCAATGCTTTCAGTGGTTTAGCTACTGCTCTAGGTTCTGCAATCAGTGAAATAGCCACAGCAATTACTCCGATTGTTCAAATCATTGGAAATACAATGACAGCTATAGCTCAGATAATTTCAGACACAATTATAGCCATCGCACCTATCATTACGGATTGTATCGTTCAAGTTGCTCAAGTAGTTGGTCAATTTGGACCACAAATTGCAATGGTAATCAATGAGATTGCCGGAGCTATTTCTGCAGTAGCGCCAATTTTCCAAACACTCTACGAGTCAATTGTTGCAGTGGTTCAGGCATTGGCCCCAGTTTTAAGCGAATTGATCCAAGGCATTGTGACAGTGGTTCAAACATTGGCACCTATCTTACAATCTATCATCGATGGCATTGTTGCTATCATCGGACAGATTGTGCCTATCATTACAGCAATCGGTAGTGTGATTAGCGCTGCATTCTCTGGAATTGCTTCGGTTGTATCAGCGGCAGGAATGGCAATCGCTACGGCTGCAATGGGTATCGGAACTGCTATTAGTACGGCTCTAAGTGGTGTGGCAAGTATTATCAGTGCTACGGGTTCAGCCATTGGTGTAGCCTTGCAGGGCATTGCTAGCGTGGTTCAATCAGTCGGAACGTCAATCAGTACAGCGGCGCAAGGTATCGGTGACGGTATCAAGTCAGCATTTGAAGGCATTTCAAGCGTGATTACCTCTGCAGGTAGCGCTATTAAATCAGTTCTCGATGGCTTAGCTAACGTTTTCAACTCAATCGGCACTGCCGCTCAAAAAGCAGGTTCTGGTTTCAATCAGCTTGCTAATGGTGTGGTTAAGATTACCAATACCAACCTCGGTGACATGGCTGCATCTCTTGCGGCAGTCGCCAAAGGCGTTGGTTCAATCGGTAACAATTCGGCTGGGTTGGCGCAAGCTGGTACTGGCATGACACAGCTTGGTAATGGGATGAGCAAGGTGTCTAGCTCGGCTTCTAGCGCTGTTGCAGGTTTAAGTCATTTCTCAAGCACGATTACAAGTATTCAATCGTCGTTCACTAATCTACAATCACTATTGACCACAGCAGGAACAGCATTTAGCACATTCTCTAGCCAAGCTAGTCAATCGCTCAGTGGTCTAACTGCAATTGTGGGACCTATCACAGCCTTCAGAACACAAATCATGACACTTGCGCCAGCATTGATGCAAGCTGCTACTGGGTTGACTCAATTCAGTGCAGTTTCAACGTCATTGACTTCTAGCATGACTTCGGTTAATGCAAGTATGACTACATTGACTGCTAGTCTAACCAGTCTCGCTAGTCAATTAACTATGATTACTGCTGGCATGTCTACAATGTCATCAAGTACGACTATGCTAGGCACTAGCCTAACTCTCATAGGTACTCAATTCACTATGATTGGTACCTCTTTGACCATGCTTAATAGCCAATTTACGACCTTCACAACTGCATTGTCTACAATCAACAGTCAACTCTTGGTAGCTACATCGGGTGTGACAATGTTTGGGGCACAATTCACAGCGCTTGGGACAATTTTGTCTATGCTCAATAGCCAATTAACAATGGTTGGGGCATCTATTCAAGCGGTGACTACACAATTCACTGCAATGAACGCCAGTCTCACTGCTGTTGGTGCTACAGTTGCACTGATTAGTAGTCAATTTACTATGGTAATTGCGAGTGTTATGCAGTTGACCGCTTCAATTGCTTTGATCCCAACGCAATTCAGCTTGGTTGCGTCAAGTGCCACTATGGCTACGACTGCCATTATGCAAATTGGAACGTTAGCACCGTTGATTGGTGTAGCGATGAATAACGCAGCGGCACAAGTGCAATCAGCAATGCAAAGAATGGCGCAAGCTGTTCAATCGAATGGTCAGCGAATGATTCAGATGGGTCAACAGGCTGGTCAACAAACTGGACAAGCTATTGCTCAAGGGATCCAATCGGCAATTGGCGCTGTATCTTCAGCAATGGGTGCACTAGTTAATGCAGCACAAGCCCGTGCCATGGCTGGTGTAGGTGCTATGCGAGCAGCAGGGGCAATGATTGGGCAAGGTTTGGCCGCCGGTATGATGTCTGCTCTTGGTGCGGTAACGGCTGCTGCTAACGCCCTTGTGGCTCAAGCAGAGCGTGCAGCTCAGGCAAAAGCTAGAATCCATTCACCATCACGACTATTCCGTGATGAAGTCGGTATCTACATTGGCCAAGGTATGGCTGTAGGTATTGATAGAAGCATAAAATTTGTCAAAGATTCGATTAAAGAAATGATTGATGTGGCTAGTGAGTACGCAATAGATTCTAGAGATCTATTCAAAGACAACGACTTGTTTGATGGTTTTGGTGGTGGTTTAATTCGTGGTAGCGTTGATTTGTCAGTTCGAGATGATAGTAGAATGGACCGTCTCGAACAAGCAATGGATATCATCACTGAACTAATCGGTCGTCCAATCTCATTGAGTGTCGATGGTCGAGAGTTTGCGTATGCAACCGGTGACGATTTAACTTCGTACCAAAAAGACAAAGATTTCACTTACAAACGCATGAGAGGTATTAAATAATGGCTGTGTTTCAATTTAACGGATATGATTTGAACGATTACTTTAAACTAATCAAAGTGTCGCACGAAATTGGGAACGAACGCAACATAACGACGGATTCAGCCCCTAAAATCGGGGTCAACATTCAACAGGTTGCGTTTGGCGCAAAAAAAATCAAGCTTACTGTCAGCTTGGCGACAAGACATCTTGAAGATATTGCCTTTGTAGACCCCAACGAGCCAGCCAAAGTTGATAACGGCATGTTTTATCGTGTAAGAGAACAAGCGGCTAGAGTGTTGCACTCTGATAAACCCGTTAAGTTGAGATTGCCAGACGAACCAGACAGATACTATTTAGCCATAGTAAAAGGGGATGTTAGTTTAAAAGGCATTTCCGACTGGTATGACCAAGCTGAAATTGAATTCATGGTCCCAGATGGAGTCGTACATTCAACTACATATCGAAGTTTCGAAACCCCTAAAACAGAAAACGGCAAACTAGTATTTGACCTTGTCAACGACGGATCAGTTGATGCGCATCCGATAATTACAGTGAAGCACAATAGTGAGAATGGCTATATCGGATTAGTTAACAGTAGCGGTATTTTAGAGCTTGGTGACAGGCAAAAAGGGGATACAGAGACTTACAAGCAGTCAGAGGTCTTGTTTGATTACGCTTCATCTAATGGACAACACAGAATCCCTAACGGATTGTCACAAGGTTTGAAAAATGTTGGTATCACGAACGATATCAACGATACCAGACCAAACGGCACGCTTTACATCGACAATGCTTGGGGTCGCCCTCACATTGCGTTGCAGAGTGGCCAGACAGCATCAGTTACATTTGATATCCCAAGGGATTCTAGCGGTGTAAAAGGTGCTCTGTACGAGTATTTCTGGTGGAGGCAAATTTTTTGGCTAGGCTCTGCAGATCAGATGGGTTATTTGAAAATTAGTGTCACAGATGCAAGTGGCACTTTTTTGTATGGCGTCGAAACCTACAAACGTGGTAGCGGTCTGGGTTGTGAATACAACTTTTTAGCCAGCGATGGCAGGGGAGGCTACCGTTTTGTTGACAGAAAGCAGTTTCTAGGGACACACATAGAAGAGCACAACCCATTTAACGAACCTAGAGGGTGGTCAGACATCCAAAGGTTTGACGATGTCGTCCAATTTTACTGGTGGGGGTCTTACCCTAGATATACCATTCCTGAAATCAAAGGTAAGAAATCGGATAAAATCCACATTATCTTCAGCAAAATCGGGAACGCACCGCAAGTTAGCCACATGTACTTAGATGATTTTATTTATCGCAAAGACTATGTCGTAGGGGTCCGGAAAGTTCCCAATCGATATAGGGCCGGTGGAGAAGTTGTGATAAACAGCGAGAACGACACTGTACTAGTAGATAATATTTCGAAAATCGTTGATGTTGTGCAAGGTTCTGATTTCATCACAATTCCTCCTGGCAAGTCTCAACTCGAAGTTTATTGCTCAAGGTGGGTCACGAACAGGCCCTCTGTGTCCGTTAAATTTGAAGAAAGGTATTTGTAATGCTGTTAACGATTCACGATGCCAACTTACAAAAGATTGGCTTCATTGATAACGAAAAACAAGAAACGTTAAACTTCTACGACGATGCTTGGACTCGCAATCTTGAGACGGCATCTAGCACATTCGAATTTACCGTTTCAAAAAAGGAATTGCTAGGTGATACAGCAAACCAACCGCTTTACAATCAACTAAACGAACGCTCTTTCATTTCCTTCAAACATAATGGCCAAACGTACTTGTTTAACATTATGAAGGTCGAAGAGAATGAGCGATGGGTGAGATGCTACTGCGAGAACCTGAATCTTGAGTTGATAAACGAATACACGAATGCTTACAAGGCTGAAAAAGCTATGTCTTTTGCAGAATACCTCAATGCGTTTGATATTCCTCAGTTTGCGATGGTGACGCTCGGTGTCAACGAGGTCTCTGACCAGAAAAAAACACTTGAGTGGGAAGGACAAGACACGAAATTGGCAAGGTTGTTGAGCTTGGCTAATAAATTTAATGCTGAAGTTGAATTTGTGACTAGACTTAACGACGACAGCTCTATTAAACAGCTCGTCCTGAACGTTTACCATCAAGCGGACGATTCACACACTGGCGTAGGTCGAATTCGTAGCGATATCCGTCTGACGTTTGAAAAAAATATCAAATCGATGACGAGGAAGGTTGATAAAACCGAAATTTATACGATGATTGTTCCGTACGGCAAGGCAAAAGAGCAACCTGAGAATGGCCCTGAAGTGCGAGTCTATATTGGTGGTCTTCCAGCTTGGGAAGAAAAGAACGATAAAGGGATTGTTATCTTCAAGCAAGAGGGCAATTGTCTCTATGCACCTCATGCAGCCAACTTGTACCCTTCGACTTTTGGGGCTTCGACTCAAGACAATAAGTGGATTCGAAAGGATTTAGAAGTTGACAGTGATGATCCAAAAGTTATCCGTGCTGCAGGAATTGCGAATTTGCGAAAAAACGCTTATCCAGCTATTACTTACGAAGTCGATGGGTTCGTTGATGTTGAGATTGGGGATACTATCACAATTCACGACAAGGGCTTTGTTCCATCACTCGACGTAAGGGCTCGTGCTATTGAGCAAAAGATTAGTTTTAGCAATCCAGCAAATAACACAACGACTTTTGGTAATTTCAAGGAACTTGAAAATAGGACATCGGGAGACCTTAGAACCGTCTTCGAACGAATGGTTGAAAACAGTAGACCTTACAGCATTCTTTTTTCAACAGATAACGGCGTTATCTTTAAAAACAATACAGGGCAGTCAACATTACGTCCAACGTTAAAGCGAGGGAATCAGATAGTTAACGCAACCTATCGATTTGTAATTGATGGCTCTATTGTTGGAGCTGGGCTGACTTACACAGTGAGCGCAAGCAAGATTACTAAACCTACCGTAATCACAGTATCAGCTTGGGTTGGAGAGAAAGAGGTTGCTAGTGACGAGATTACATTTGTCGGTGTTTCTGACGGCTTAAACGGCCGAGATGGTCGAGATGGTATCGCTGGAAAAAATGGCGTTGGGATAAAAGGTACGACGGTTCTTTATGGGATTTCAGCGTCAGATAGCATTGCACCCGGAACATGGTCTCAAACACCTCCGAAATTAATTCAAGGCCAATGGCTTTGGACAAAGACCATCTGGACTTATACCGATAATACAAATGAGACCGGGTATCAGAAAATCTATATTGCCAGAGATGGCAACAGTGGTGTTGATGGCATCCCGGGTAAAGACGGTGTCGGTATTCATAGCACCGCAATCACCTATGCTAAAGGGGTATCTGGGACAGTCCCACCAACAACTGGTTGGGTTAGCCAAGTACCTAGCGTACCAGCTGGGCAATACCTCTGGACTAAGACAGTCTGGAGCTACACAGATAACACTAGCGAAACTGGATACTCGGTTTCAAAAATCGGGGAACAAGGGGCTAAAGGCGATAAAGGTGACACTGGGCCTAAAGGCGACCAAGGGATCCCCGGCATTAAGGGTGCTGATGGTAAAACCCAGTACACCCACATCGCATACGCTGACACGGTGTCTGGTAGTGGTTTCAGCCAGACCGATACTGACAAGGCTTTTATCGGTATGTACCAAGATTTCAGCACTACGAATAGCCGAAACCCACAAGATTACCGGTGGAGTAAATGGAAAGGTAGTGACGGGCGTGACGGTATTCCGGGCAAAGCTGGAGCAGACGGACGAACACCCTATATCCATTTTGCTTATGCGGATAGTGCCGACGGTCGAACTGGTTTCAGTCTAACGCAAGATGGCACCAAGCGGTATCTGGGTATATGTACCGACTTCGATAAAGCGAATAGCACTAACCCAGCCGATTATGCATGGAATGACACTGCTGGTAGTGTGTCTGTTGGTGGTCGCAATCTCTTAAAAGGCTCGAAAGGACCTTTTAAGCCGGATAAAAAACCAACGAATTTTGATAATTTCGTTTTTTACAAAAGCGAAACTTCTGTTTATTTAGAGCAAAATCAAAAGTACCTCATCAGTGCGAAATCGGATGGTAATTTTACTGCGTTTCATAACGGAAATGTTGAGAGCGATAACGTGATACTCTGGTTAATGGACGATAAAATCCAAAATTATCAGATTGTATCTGATTTAAAAACAGGGACTACAGGAACGCTGATTACTTGGGTTAAACCAACAGGAAACTATCATCTACGTGTCAATACATATCACAAAACAGCTAGCAAATCTGTTTGGGAAGTGAAAGTCGAAAAAGGGACAGTCAAAACGGACTGGACCCCTGCAATTGAAGATGTACAAGATGACATTGACTCCAAGGCTGACAGTGTGTTGACACAAGCTCAACTCAATAAGCTCAATGAAGTTAATTCAGTGGTACAAGCCGAGCTTGAGGCTAAAGCCTCTCTTGAGATACTTAATCAATGGGTGAAAGCATACCAAGATTTTGTTAATGCAAATAACGCCAACCGAGCACAAGCTGAGAAGAATTTGGCTGACGCAAGCGCTCGTGTGGCTAAGCTAGAGAACAATCTGAATGATATGTCAGAACGTTGGAACTTTATCGACAGCTACATGACTTCATCAAATGAAGGGCTTGTTATCGGTAAAACCGATAACTCTAGCTCTATGTTGTTCAGCCCAAATGGCCGTATTTCGATGTTCTCAGCTGGTAATGAGGTCATGTACATCTCACAAGGTGTGATCCACATCGAGAACGGTATTTTCTCTAAAACTATCCAGATTGGTCGCTATCGAGAAGAGCAAGACTTCATCAATCCTGACAGGAACGTGATTAGATATGTGGGAGGTAGTTAATCATGGTAGAATTTTGGTCAAATAATGACCGTGGATATCGCATTAGGCTGTGGATTGACCAAGTTGGACAGAATATCCAAACCAATACAAGTGATGTCCGTATTCGATTAGCATTGCTGAATCAAGGGTGGACATTTGCAAGCTATCAATGTTCTGGTTACGTCGATGGTTTTGGGCAACGAATTGACTACTCTGGTAGCCCAGCGATGCTTAACCGAAACTCAGAAATACAGTTGATTGACCGCACAATTACTGTCCGCCATGCTGACGATGGGTCTGGTGCCTTCGGTGTGCGTGCGCATTTCAACGGATCGGGTGGATACAGCCCTGGAAACCTAGACATCAGCAACCAAGATATAACACTGACGACGATTCCAAGAGGAAGTTCGGTGAGCGTCGCGGAAGGATTCATTGGCAATCAGGTAGATATCACTATTGACAGGAAATTAGCTGGTGCTACGCACACGCTACGCTATGCGTGGGGCAACAAGCAAGGTAAAATTGCTGATAATGTTGGGACATCGTTTAAGTGGACAATCCCAGCGGATTTCGCAAACGACATACCGAATGCAACAACTGGCCGAGGTACTATATATGTCGATACTTATGTAGACGGCAAATTGATTCAGACGCAGTCAACAACACTAACAGCAAGCGTTGTCACAAACAGCATGAAGCCTTCGTTCACTGGGTTTACTTTGACAGATACAAATCCAACGACTCAAAGGATAATTCCAGAGCCAACGCATTTCGTGTCCATAATGTCACTTGTGAAGGTCGTTTTCAACGGGGCGCAAGCAAAGAATGGAGCTACAATAGCTGGGTACTACGCTGAAATCGTTGGTGCTAGCAATTCTGTCTCCACAAATGGTGGGACATTCCGTGAGATTTCTGTAAACAAAGACACTCAAATGACATTAAGAGGGAGAGTTCAAGACTCTCGTGGGATTTGGTCTGACTGGAAAGAGGTTAAAATAACATTTCTATTCTATTTCAGCCCAACACTGAAATTTGAGGTTGTCAGAAGTGGTTCAAAGTCAGACACGCTAACCATCAAGAGGTTCGCTAAAATAGCACCTCTTAGCGTTAATGGTGTTCAAAAAAATACCATGAAGCTGACTTTTACAACAGCAAAAGTTGGAACAAGCAATGTTGTAGCGGACAACGGACAGGCAGGCGGTGAATGGTCAAGTATTTCTGAATTCAAGGCATCTAACGCAAATTTAGGCAAGGAATATCCTGCAGATACTTCGTTCATAGTCACAGGGAAATTAGAGGATAGATTTTCAGACTCAAAATTTCAAGATACAGTGCCGACCGATAAAGTTATCATGTCCTACGACCAACAAGGCGTTGGTATTGGTAAGTATCGTGAAAACGGGGCACTTGATGTCAATGGATTGATTTACTCAGGTTCAAAACCAATCCAGCACCACAGGCTGACCGAGCCAAACGGTGCAGCTATGGATAACAAGGTAGATAACTTAAACGACTATAGAACTACTGGTTTTTATTCGATTTTAGGGAACTACAAAAACCATCCCGCATCGGGCGAGGATGCTTGTTTAGAAGTCGTGGAAAGCATTTCGGGGTATCACCAAACGCTAACAACCGTGTCTGGTCGGATGTTTAAACGCACTGTCACTAGTAATTCTAATGGCTCATGGATTGAGTACACGCCAAAACCAGATAAGCCAGAACCACAAATGATAAAGAGAGAAGTCGATATTGGTTGGGGAATAAAATTGTCAATGGCCCGAAAAGGCTCGATAGTAACAGCAAGCATTATAAGGACAGATAGTGAAATAGGTGTGTATGAGTACGGAATTATTTTGGATGGTTCGATTCCAGACGGCTTTAAACCAAACATCGAGGTGCATTTAGTTGCTAACAAAAATGCAGGAACAGCTCACACAGGGGTAGCGGTCTGGCATTTTACGCCGGACGGCAAAGTTCGGTTAACAAACCCATCGAAGGACCGTGCTATCTACACCGGCACAGTCACATATCTAACAGAGGATAATTAAGAAAGGAAAATAATCATGTCACTAAAAATTACAAAGCAACGCACAATCAACGCAGAATTTAACGTCGTAGAAGAAGGAGCTACAATCTTTGTTAAGCAAACCTTTATCAGCGTAGATTCCAATGCGGTTTCTACAGTGCAAGAAAATCTTCTTAACGCTGAACTCTACGCTAAACACCGTCAAGAAATGCGTACAGACGAACGTGCATTGCGTGACTTGCGTTATAAAGTAGAAGACGAAATCTTGGCTGATACTACACAGGCGTAATGCGTTAAAAATGGGGGTAAAAAATAAAAGATGAATATTTCTGATTTGATTGACCACCTTGCCCCTACTATCGGAGTCATAGCAACGGGCTGGTTTGGTATGAAAGCTAGCAAATCAGCTAATTTAAGCAAATCACAATTTGGAGATCTAAAAGGTGAGTTAAACACCATTCAAGAATCAGTTGAAACTATTCAACAAGTCGGTGAATCAAACGGCCAAAAGATCAATGAATTAAATGACAAACTAGCAGTGCATGATGAAGCTCACCTTGTTACCATGTATCTAAGGTTAGAGCGTGACATCAATAAAGAGTTAGAGCGTGGGTATACCACCGTTCATAATTCGGATGCCATCCATAAAATGCACTCTAGTTACAAGAAATTAGGTGGCAACGGGTACATTGATGCCCTTTATAAAAAATACATTAATTTAGAAGTGAGGAACTAACATGATTAATTTTAAACTACGTTTACAAAACAAGGCTACTCTAGTAGCTCTTATCTCAGCAATCTTTTTGATGCTGCAACAATTCGGACTTGAAATCCCGCACAATATTCAAGAGGGTGTTAATACTTTCGTTGTGATCTTGGTAATTTTGGGTATCGTTACAGACCCAACGACTAAGGGTCTTGGAGATAGTGAACAAGCCTTGGGCTACCACGAACCAAAACAAGATTAATTGAACGAAGGAGATATTAACAATGAGTAAAATTGAATCAAGTATCGCACGTATGTATCACTTACAATCAATCCCAGTACATTACGACATGGGCGACCGTTACGGAAATGATGCTGACGGAGATGGACGCATTGAATTTGACTGCTCATCAGCGGTAAGCTATGCACTTGAAATCAGCTTAAATAACAACACAGAGTCACTTCAACAAGCACTACCAGCAATTGGCTATGCGAAGGTGTTTGACGCTGTAGATGGCACGTTTGATGGCCAACGTGGAGATGTCGTTATTTGGGCACCTCGTGACGGCTCAAGCTCTCTCGGTGCATTTGGGCACGTATTGATTATGACTAGTGATAGCACGGCTATCCACTGCAACTACGGCATGGACGGAGTGACTGAAAATGATTATAATTACATTTGGGATCTAAACGGTCGCCCTCGTGAAATTGTCTTCCGTGAGAGTGGAACACCTCTTCCAGCACCAGCCCAAAGCGAATTTGAGCGTGAACTAGATGTTAATACCCGTTTAGAGAAGTCGGACAAACCCTATTATGAAGGCACTCTTACCACTGACTACTACGTTGAAGCTGGTCCTCGCATCGATAGCCAAGACAAGGAATTTCTCCCAGCAGGCACACGAGTCCGTGTTTATGAGAAACTAAACGGCTGGTCTCGAATCAACCACCCAGACAGCGCTCAATGGGTTGAAGACCAGTACTTGGACGATTGCACAGATATGTAAATAAATAGACCACGAAAACTAAAAAAACGAAAAGGAGTATATCACCTCCCCTAACACTGCAATAGGGATATCATGGCAGTAGTGGTCGAGCCTCAGCATTTGCTGGGGCTTTTTTTATTTGGTATAATTAAAGTCCATCATAGGCAAAGAGCTACGAGGTTATCTCATAGCTCTTTTTTTATTTGTGATTTTCATAGATAAGTGATAACATAGTCAGTGGAATACTTGGCGTCTTTCGATAAATTTCTCGAACTGCCCCCGGCTTTGTGTCGGGGTTTTTTATAAGGGGGCAAATAAGGGGCAATAAGTGTAAACTTTAGTAACTTTATGTGCATTTTACCTTCTATATCTTACACGCATATATCCTTATTTAATAGGTTTTCTTCCTATTATATACGCATTTAAAATCGCACTAACAGAATACCGTGGTTTGAAATCATTCTACAACTTGAAAAAATAAAACGTTGATTTAACAACGTTTCTGAGGGCTCTAGGTTTAACCTAGGGTTCTTTTTTTCTATCCGAGGGGCAAGGAAGGGGCAAGATTATTCGTGATGATGTTATCTAAAACATTGACCGCTTGGTCTTTCATATTCCGTGTGACATGGGTATAGATGTTAGTAGTCACTTCCGAATCAGCATGACCAACCCTATCCATGATGGTTTTTAGTGGCACGTTGTTCTCGGCCAGTATGCTAATCGTGGTATGTCTGAAGATGTGAGGGGATAGATGCTTGTCGATAGGTGTTTCCAGTCTGGTGTTAGCCCGTTGGAGCGATGCACTTAGAATTGTGCTATGAATAGGCTTGCCAGTGTTGGTCGTGAAGATTTTATCGCTACGATACCACTCTGGATTGGTTGTTTCGCTTAACTCTTTCAACTCTAGTATCTGATCAATGATTTCCATCTCACGATTGGTGAGATAGGTGGTTCGGTAGCTAGCGACTGTTTTTGTTCCCTCGTTCTCTGGAATGTATCTGTTGAAAGAGGTGTGTATATCTAAAGAACGTGTCTCTTTGTGGTAGTCTGAAACAGTCAGCCCAGCCAGTTCACCTATTCGACAACCGTTTAAAAGCATAAACTCACACGCTAGAGCGTATCTCAGTGTTATATCTTTCCGATAGAGCTCTTTCAATAAGCGACTGTATTCGTCTGGTTCTAAGTATTTATTCTTGGCAGTTTGCTGTTTCTCAAGCTTATTCTTTTTCTTTGGAAGTCGTGCTTTTCGTGATGGATTATCGCTAATAAGTTGTTGATCCATAGCATAATCGAAGAATGTATTTAACACGGTCTTGGCACGATATTTCTGTGAATCTGTCCAGTCTCCAGTGTCTAGCAAGGATTGGATAAGTCTGACATTGATATTTGATAAGATTGTCCCTTGCTCGATAGTATCAGATATTCGTTTAACGGATGCTGCGAGGCTCTTAATTGAGCTTAACTTAATCTGTTTTTGATGAAATTCCCACCACTCATTAAAAGCACTATGGAATGATACATTAGTAGTGCTGGATAATTCTATTTTCTGGGCTATCTTATCATCCAGTAAGCGTTGAGCTTCTTTCTTTGCTCGATTTGAGCCACTATTAAGCGTTACAGATACCCGTTTCCACTTCTCAGTGTAAGTGTCCTTATATCTTTCGAAATATTTATATTTCCCGTTTGGTAATTCTTCCACCCACATTGTATTTACCTCACTTTTTTGATAAAATGGGTATAGTAAAGAGGGCTTTTTAATGCCTTTTACTATACGGGATATCCTCACACTCAAAGATGGCCGTCGGAGAGTGTGGGGATTTTTTGAGTTGTTTCCAAAATGGAAACAGTTGATTTTTTACTATTGTTCGTTGTAAAATAGTGATGAAAGGTAGGGCGATGATATGTTTTCTTTTTTTACTCACATCAATCAAGAGCGTCAAAAGATGGAGCAATCTAAAAAAGAAATGGAATTGCGCCACAATGAATTTGCTGATAGAGTCCGCATGGATATTAAAACAGGCGAGGAAGAACTCGATTTAAAAAGAGAGTGTTTTAATCAGAGCTACGGACATCTATTTAGTCCTCGAAATAAATAGCAATAGGTCTTACTAGGTGGTCATCCTTGTCTACCTTTACTAAACAGTTTGTTTTTGCTAAAATCAAATTAAGAAAGCAAAGAGGAGGAGTTGGTATGAAAAACATTCAAATCCTTTTGGGATATTTATTGTTATATTCTATTTTTTCTCTCACTCTTTTCTTTTTAGACAGGGGTATTATTTTAATAACTTTTGTAATTTTTATTCTAGTTGTAAAAATCATCCCTCACCCTGATTCTCATCGAAATCCATTTGCGTTTGGGCTACGTTTTCGTAAGAGACATTAGGAGAGTCGACAGTTATTTCAAAGGCTCTTACATTTTTTAGTAATTCTAATTCTTGACGAGTTTTTTCTATTTCTAGTTCACGCTGCATATCTTTCAGGGCAGCATCTTTTTCCATCGTTTCAACTTCTACAGTCAGTTTGCGTTCTTCCAATCTGGCTGTTTTTCTTTGCTGTAAATAAGGAAAAAGCCCTTTTACTTTAATACCTTTGATATCAATATCTCCAAACAAAAGCCCTAGTCCTATTAAGCCCGAGTTCAGCATCCAATGATTGTCCGATATGAATTGACTTATGGATTGTAGATTTATTTCCCCTGGACTCTCTACGTTAGATGTAGCAATAATTTCTTCATCAATTTCAGGGTTCTTATACTCATCGATAATAGAATAAAGATTTTTCCACATACTTGATGTGATGGGTTCATTAGTATTAACTCTCAACTGAAGGTGTAATTTCCCATCTTTGAAGTAAAGTGGAGATATGAGACCGTTGATGTATTTTGATAAATCTGTGATATTAAAGATAGTGTGATGGACTGTCAGTGTACTGTATAGAAATTTTGGATTTACTTTTCTTCGTGGCACTTCGTTAATCCACTTTACTTCTCGACGTTTGATATCCGTAGACTGTTCGTAGCCATGATTTAGGGTTAGTTGCTCTTTCGGGATATCTTTTTCATAGACATCACTTGTAATTTAGCCAATCAAGAAATAGTTCGACTTGAATGATGGAACTATGACGTAATCTCCTACACTCATATCTTCTATAAAGCTATAGAGTCGTTTAGCAGTAAATGTAATTTGGTGTTTTGATAGACTTTTGTCTTGATACACTCTTGCTATTTGTTGCTTGTAGTGCTCTATAGTTTTTTCTGTTGTGAGGAGTAAGTCAGTAGTCTGTAAATCTGCAAGCGTGACTTGGTTGTGATGAATAGAAATGAAGTGGTTGTATTTAAAATCATCGTAATACTTTCCACCCTCTGCTCGAACTAGCCAGTATTTTGCACGACTGTTAAATTGATAGATTTCAATTTGATTTTTGTGAGACATTTCAATCTCCTTTTTTATTTCCCTCTATACACATCCACGACTTTACCGATGATCCTAAAATCACTGTCTGAATTAATCGGTATATCTTTGTATTTCTTATTGAAACTTCTCAGATACGCTTTATCTTTCTCTATAATAAGTTGTTTGATATATGCTTCTCCCTCGTAGTCAAATACTCCAACCGTACCACTTGGAAGCTCTACCGTCAATTTGACAAAGACATAATCCCCAGATTTATAATCTGGTTCCATCGAATCTCCGTAAATCGGACAAACAAAATCAGCGTCCACCTTCACAGGAAGCTGGATTGTCTCTATCTGTACTTCGTTTAAATATTGTCCTGTACCAGCAGATACAGGCTGGTCGTAGTAGTTGTATGCGAAGTACTGGACAGACACTTCATGGACTTCAGCAAGTCTCTTCTTAGCTTGCTTTTGCTCCTCAAGTTGCCTCTCTGCACAAGTCAGTACATTACGCTGGTATGGTTCTGGGTCAAGCTCTTTGACTGTATCAACTATTTTGTCGACAATATAATTTTCAACAATCTGTTGTGCTGTTGAACGATCCTCTACAAGATCCGATTTCATCACACCGAAGTAATTTGCGAGCATTTCTATTTTATCAATACGTGGATATGTTTTTCCATTTATCCAGTCAGAAACGGTCATATATTTCAAATTCAAATCAGCTACTAGATCATTTCTGGTTTTGCCAGATTTTTGAAGGTAGTATTTTATATTTCGAGACATAATCTCTTTATTTCCTAATGCCATAAAAAATCGCTCCTTTCATTATATTTTACGGTTAAAACGTAAAAAAGTAAAGGAGAACGATAAAAAAATAAAAAAAAACGTATTTTTTTATTGACATCGCGGTTTAACCGTGATAAAATATAGTCAAGGTTAAGGAATTAACCAAAAACAAAAGAAAGGAAGGACAGTATGCTGAACCGAAGGCAAAAGAAAAAGGACCCTTGGTTGACACAGCCAAGAGCCACAGTTAATGTAAAAGTAAAAAATATTGATCGTTTTATTGAATTGAATAACGATATCCGTAACAATAACATAGAAAGGGAGAATCAAAACGGATAAATTAAGTATTGACATCAATGTTTCTAATGTCGAGGAATTGGCCGAGGTTAGTCAAGAAGTATCTAAAAAAGCCGAAGAATTGCAAGAAGCAATTAAACGGCTTAACGAGGTCAAGTTAAAATTAGAAACCAAGTTTCTTCATGATTAGGATTTGCGCTGCAGCAGACATCATTTCTTTCCAAGTATCGAATTTTGTTTGTTCAGAAACAAAGACATCAAGGATTGATTCATCTGCTTTTTCAAATTCCTCTGCATTGGATATTTTTTCTGGACTTGATAGTAAAAATTCATCAATGGTTGAAAAATTTGTGTGTTCAATCATGAATCGATCGGAGAAAATTTCTTTGAAAGAATATTCGTGTGTACCAGCAACAGATTGAGCATTCTCTGAAAGCTGATCAAGACGGTTAGAAAAATCATCTAGTCCGTTGATTTTGAAAGTCATATTGTTAACCTCCTTTCTGTTTAGATTTTGACTAAAACTCGAGAGGTCTTAATCAAGATATATTGTAACCCAAATATATTTGATTTTCAACATATTGTATAAGAAAGGATTTAATGTGCTTGAAAAACACAACATATGGTATTTTTTGATGTGGGATAAAATTGAAAAACAATTAAAAATAAAAGGCTGGTCGATGTATCGTTTAGCCAAGGAATCAGGTGTCCATCCATCTAATTTTTCAAATCTCAAAGCTGGAAGATTAAAAGAGATGTCTTGGACGAATATGTGCAAATTAGCTGATGCACTGGAGGTCAGCTTGGACGAATTTAGATAGGAGGTGAAAGAATGACACAGTTAACGCTGAAAATGTTGAGGGTTCGAAACAATTGGACTCAAGAGCAGGCAGCCAAAAAAGTTGGTGTTTCAAAAGAAACGTGGTCAAATTGGGAAAATTATAAAACGTATCCAGACATACCAAAATTAAAGAAGATTGAATCAGTGTTTGAAATATCGTACAACGATATTAATTTTTTAGATAAAATCACGGTTTAACCGCGACAAAGAGGAGTAGAAACATGAAACCAAAACGATATCCATATAGTGGAAAATCAAAAACCTCAACTATTGAAATAGTCAAGGCTTGGAAAAATATCTATTCAGACTTTATTGTCAAAAGCCAAAAAGAACAAGAAAAGTCTGAACAGGAGTTGGATAAAGCTATTCATGAGCTTTATCAGTAATATCATTGAGAATTTTAGTTGCCTTTTGATTAGCAAGTACATCCACTTGCATATCCTTGGCATTTAACAACTTCTCAATGACATCTATAACAGCTGGCGTCGCAACTTCAGCTGGATTCTTCTCAATGAATTCAGCTATTAGGTTGTAACTAACCTGCTTTAAACTTTCAAAGTCGTTCATAGAATTTTTTCCTTTCCGTAATGTTTGACTAGCGATTTTCATAAGGAGATGAGAGGCCCTATTTAATCATTTGTCATGAATCAATTATATCGGAAAGGATAGAATAACACAATATATTGTGCTTTCAATACAATAAAAAACTATATATTGTGTTTTGGGATTAAACATGAAAAAAACTTTAAGCAAGTTACTTATTGACAGAGGAATGACAGTCACAGAGTTAGTTGAAAAGACTGGTATCAGCTATAACACGTTGATGAACATCGGAAAGAGAGATATTTCTTTCAGTAGAATGGTGAAAATCGCTGACGCTTTAGATGTCAGTTTAGACAAATTCAGAAAGGAAAACAATGAACGAAATAGCAGCAACAAATGACTTCGATTATTCCGTGCTAGACACAACGACAAAAGAGTTTCTCGAAGAACGAGCCAATATCATTTATGGTATTCAAAGCAAGAGTGCTTACGAAATCGGAAAACAACTTGCAAAAGCTCAAGAGGAACTTTCCACTAGGGGTTATGGTTGTTTTGAAGAATGGTATAGAAGTTTAGGGTTTAAAAAAACCAAAGCTTATGAATATATCAATCATTACAATTTCGTTTGTTCGCAAAACGAACAAGCAAATATTGAAAAATTCGAAAGTTTACCGAAAACTTTACAAGCTCAAGTTGCTAAACCATCTGCTATTCCAGAGGTCAATCAAGCAGTTTTCAACGGCGATGTCACAACTCACAAAAAATATAAAGAGCTTGAGCGTCGTCTCAAACTCAAAGACCAAGCACTCGAAACGGTCAAAGGTGAGTTGGAACGTGTCAAGCTAACCAAAACCACTGAAAAGGTGATTGAAAAGGAAGTCATCCCACAAGACTACCAAGCTACGCAAGACCTCAACAAGCAACTACTAGGCAAAAACAAAGACCTAACGGACGAGCTTGATTCAGTCAAAAGAAGTTTGCGACTTAAAGAAGCATCTTACGAAATGCTAGAGAAAGAAACCTCGGAAGCACTAGCGTTGAAAGAGTCTATCGAGCACTTACGAGCTGATAAAGAGAAATTAGAAAACAGTGTTTCTAACATCTTCACACTCAGCAACCTAGTATCAGAGTTCGAAGATTTCTTTGACAGCAAGATGGCACCGCTTAGATTTAAAACCCTTATCCAAGGCATTGGAAAGGACGCTCAGATTG